CATATTGTGTTTGTGCATTTGGATCTGGTTGCCATCCAGTATCAGCACCAGTATAGTTTCCATCAGCATCATACTTTCTAACAATCTCCTTATCACCAACTTTAATTCTCATATAACCTTCTTCATCATCTCTCCTCTTTTTAGATGTTTTTGGATCAAACACTGCTACTGGTGCTCCCAAATCATAAGCATCTGTTGTCCTCTGCGTTCTACTATTTCTCGATCTTCCAGAAGATGCAGCGGCAGCAGGTATGGGTCCAGTTATTCTAAGTCTTTTCCAATTTTCACGATTATCACCTCTATAATAATCAAGAATATCATAGTAATCACGAAGACCCAAATAGTAAGTATCTGTTTTTGATGGTGTAAATACTATTTCAGAATTATCAACCCAACTCCATTCCCCCCAAGGATCATTTTCTCCAAGAGAATCATATGCAATTGTACCTGGTCCAGTGAAATAATCATCATTCTTTGCAACTACTTCTCCACTAGTATTTTGTAGAGACAATACAGTATCAAAATGAGTATAGATGTATGTGTTTGGATCCGAATCTTTCTTGTATCTTCTACTACGTGTATCAAAAGTGTATCCTTCAGGAGCAGCATCAACACTTCTATAAGGATCTATTGTCTTAAATACATATTCCTTTCCTGCTTCCAACCTAATACTATAAATTTCCATACCACCATTAGCAGTGGTAGACTTCGCAATAATATCTCTATTATAGTCAGAACCTACTTCACCAGTAACTTCTATTGGATTGTAATTCCATGGGTCTGATGGAAGAACTGCACCAGTTTGTTCTCCATAATCTTCAGTTTTCGCAGGATTATCAGTATCTCCAAGACTTATTCTTGCTTGTGCATCAACTTTTGATAAAGACTCAACTCCACCAACCTGGTTTACATATGAACCAGGGAACTGTGGACCAAAAGCATAGTCAGTAGCATCAGCAGAAGCATTGACAATATCTTGTGCTAGTGTACTTTGAACTGGGTTTTGAATTGTACTTGTGATTGGAACATCGAATATAGAAATTCCATATCCGTAAAGATGTGGGAAATCCTTAGACGACATTCCCTCATCAATGAGTTCTTCTCGCCAGTTAGAATCTTTTGAGAAAGTATCAAAAATGCTATCACTTATTTTTATATTCTTTATGAATGATCTTGGTTCAAATACTGTTTCTACTATTTCTTCTTCTGGTTTTTCTATTAGACTTTCACGCCAGTTATACTTCCACTTCTCTGCTAGTTTGGTTTTTTTCTCATGCACTACTTCAACAGTTTCACTTACCCCAACTTCTTCCGGAAACAGTTCGGTCTTCCAACTAGATTTGAGTGGTGCAGATAATTTAGAAATCTCTTCTTTCTCGTTTTGTTCTCTTATTTCTTCTCTTCTCTTTTTTTCAGACAAAATTCTCTGCTCACCAATCTGCTTCTGGCGAGTCTTCTGAAAGTCTTTATATCCAACGTGTCGTAATATTCTTCTCATTAAAAAAGGAAGGTCTTTTGCCTTCCTTTATTTATCTTTATTCGGTTACTTCTACTTTTTTCTTCTTCGCACCAATATTATACTTAGTCTCCAAAATCCAGTCTGCTTTATCTTTATAAGCAAGGACTTTGATTTGATTCAGCGGAGCGATATCTTGAATCTTAGTAACATCTACGATGCCAATAAGACCCCAGTCAGCAAGCAACTGAGCAATACGATTGCGACGTTGAACATCATTCACAGTAAGGTTTGCGTGCTTGCCATCAAGGGCAAACAGTTCCTTAAAGTGAACCAGATAATACCTTCCTTGCTTGTGCAGAATATGGCAGGACTGGTAAATCTTCTTTTCTTTTCTTGAAGCGACTCCGATACGGGTCAGAGTTTCACGCACTTTCAAAAAGTCATCGGGTTCGTTAAGAACCACTTCAACCATTTGTTCAGGCGACCACTTCACTTCGGGTTCTTGAACCACACTCATTTTGTTCCTCCAGTTTCAAATTTCGATTTAATAAAATTAAGTTGTTCTTCTGTAAGAATCCTCAAAGCTTGTTTTGCCTTTTCATTACTATAACCATAATAACGTTTGACATAATCAAGGTCTTTGATTTTATCTTGTCGGAGCCAGGGAGAAAATCTCTTCTTTTTCCTCAGACTATTTAGAAGAAAATCATATTGTAGTTTTTTGGGAAGGAAATGATACTGATTCATCTCATTCGCAAACATGATGCCATCTAGATGTCCCGAGAAACAACGATTGACAATATAAGGAGGATATTCTTTTTCAAGTGAAGGGTCTTCGTCAATCAGATTCTGTTTCGTCTGATTGATCGAGTTTAACCAGTCCTTCAATTCCATAATTAAAAAGTAGTAATTCTTTGCGTTTCTTTTGCTCTCGCATATACTCACCCACAGAGCGCATTGTGTAGGTAAGGTCAAACTCAGCAGCACCCCATTCAGTGAAGCGGTCTTTGACTAACTGGTCAGAGTTATAACTAATCAACTGATCAAGACTACAAGCAGAGCAATCAGCAGCAAACCTATCGTGATCAAATCCTTTGTGCATTGACCCTTTACGCCCATAGAGGTTATCCTTAATGTCATAAGGAGGATCAAGATATACAAAAGCATTACCTTCAGCACCAAGTAGGTAATCATAGGAGTAATTAGTTATACGCCACTTTTTGATTATTTCAGAATAACCTGGCAGTTTGTCAATTCCCCTGATGGTGAAGTTATTGTCGCTTGCTTGGGCGGAGAAGGAGGAGGACTCAGTAAGACCTGAGAAAGAACACTTATTAACCACATAGAAGGAAACAGCACGCTGGAAATTTTCACTGTCTTCCAGAGGTCTAGCAAGATACTTCTTGGCGTCAAGGAATAAGTTTTTAGCACTTGTCGGTTCAACATGACGATATTTCAGTTGCAACAATTCATCTCTCATCTCACGACCAAACATCTGGAGTTGCTGCCAGAAGTTGACAAGAGGTTCATACAAGTCATTTACCCAAACTTTCACGTCTGGATACTTTTTAGTGACGTGAATGGCAACGCTACCGCCACCCAAGAATGGCTCACGAAACTCACCATACTCCCTCAAGTCTGGGAAGTATTGGTCCATCTTGGTGCAAGCGCGGGACTTGCCACCAGGATACCTAAGCGGGGTTTTCAATGACTTCATAATCTTTAGGGTGATACTTCAAATATTCATGGAAGGTAAGTTTCATTTCCTTCTCAGTCATACCACAATGTTTTGCGGCAGCAGGTATAGTCATTTTAGCACGAAACAATGCTTCATTTGCTTCTGCAACATTCTCAGGAGTAGTCTTCACTCGTGGTTCTACCAACTTAGTTTTATCAATGACTAATAGTCCCATTATTAGGTCCTCCTACAAGTTCTCCAACCAAAGTGTGTGAGAGTAGATTTACACTCTCTGCCATCACACGATACCCAGCACCCACATAAAGTTGACCCATAACTACGGCAACTGTACAAACCCCCCAGAAGTAATAATACATTCTGGACTTAACCTGGTGACTTTTGTTTTTCATGATCAAGAATAAGTAACTACAATAGAAATCCTTCTACCTTCTTTTGGAGGTTTAGGACAGTGTTTAAGATTACCATCAAAGATTATTATATCATCTTCTTTTGGAGAATGCTCGGTTCTCCTACCATCATCACCAAACACACATAAGTTTCCACCAACGTTTGTCATATAGATTAGACAATTTTTATGTGGAAACTCATGGTCTACATGAGGTGAAGAATACTTCTGTTGTTTTGTTGGAATGATACAGTTTGCATTCATGCGGTGAATTGCTTCAACTTTAATATCATTCTCTTTGATGATTTCTAAAAACACGTGGTGTGCATTATTTAGAAACTGGCAGTTTTGCCTAGAATAAAGAAAACCATTCTCACCAGGTCTAGTCAGAAACGAATGACTGAAGAAACCAAAGTTATCGTATCCATCAACATTCAAACCTTTAGTGCTCTCTTCCCACCAAAACCAAGGAAACTGGTCACCAAGGACATATTCCTTGAAACTCTTGTAACTACTCGTCAGAGGGTTTTTGAGTTGAGTAATCACTTGAAGTTACACTCCACCATTAGTTCGGTCAGACAAGCAAGCATATTTATTTCTTGGTCTGCTACGAATGCCGCCTGATACTGATACTTAGCAAGCACAAGCACAGCAGCAGGAACACTATTGTTTTCAAGGGATGTATAACAAGCATCGTAAATACGACGCATAAGTACAGTAGTATCATTGTCCATGTTAGATACCACCCACTTCCGAACTTCGGGGAAGTTTTTTTCTTTGAGGTTTTTGATGAGGTCATTTACAGCAACATCGGAGAAAGTAGCAAGAATACCAGCATCAATCTTTCCACTAACAGAATAACGCTGACACTCATTCAAGACACGACGCCAATCAGGGAAGTGTTTGTTGATCAGTTCTACCAAGACCTTGTTATCATATTCAACACCTTCTGCATCCAAGATTTCCTGGATACGCTTGAAGAACTGTGCTGCGATACCTTGGCGCTCCTTTCCTTTGATGGAGAAGTCAACGACTGCACATCGACTGTGGAGGGGTTCAAGGATCTTGTTCTTGTAGTTGCAGGTGAAGATGAAGCGGCAGTTACCAGCAAACTCCTCAATAAACGCCCGTAGGAGGAGTTGTACATCGTTGGACGTGTTATCTGCCTCATCAATGATGATGACTTTGTGTTTAGCATCTGCCGTAA